TATAATTAAACAAAGAGGTCAAAAAGAAACATTCCAAATAGTTCCACCTGTTATTTCTAGTGCTAGAGGTAATGAACAAGGAACAGTATTAGTCAATGGCGCACATACCGCAGGTGATACAACCATAGCAGTAGACGGACATCATAATAATTCTAATGGTGCATTTAAAGCAGGTGATCTTATTAAATTTGGTAGTCATGACAAAGTCTATATGATTATTGAAGATGTAAACCCATCAGGAAATGCATCTACTTTAACAATAGAGCCACCATTAAGAGAAAACCTAGCTGATGATGCCACAATAACTTATGATAATGTTCCATTCACTGTAAGACTGACTAATGATATTCAGCAATTTAATACTGACGATATAGATTTATATAGATTTGAAGTTGATTTCATAGAAGCGTTGTAATGTCTAGAGGATTATCTAATGCTTTAAAAACTGAATTAGCAAACCAAAATATTAAGCCTATTCTCTTAGTAGAAATACTATTCCCAACACCTCAAAGAATAACCAATCATTACAAAGACATAACCCATAATTCTAATATATATTCTGCTAGTGGTCATCTACTATCCATAACATCTAAATCAGAAAATGCAAAACTAGATGTATCTAATTTTACAGTAAGATTATCAGCAGTAGATAGTGCTTTTGCATCTATTATTTTAAATAATAATGTTTCTAATGATGAAGTTAAAATTGATGTAGGATTATTAAATAGCACTGATGCACTAATAGATACCTACCAATATGATAAAGGCTTTATTGAAAGTTATAGAATAAATACGAATAATGGCACGATTGATTTAATTTGTACTTCTCATTTTTCTGATTTTAGTAGAATGGCAGGTCGTAAAACAAATGAAGGTAGCCAACATAGATTTTTCCCTAATGACAGAGGATTTGAATTTGCAGGTTTAACAGTTCAAGATATTCTTTGGGGTAGAAGTAATTGATTGATGATGTCATTCAATTTTTTCAAACATTTGACAGATTCAAAGATAATTCAAAAGAATTATTACATTTCTATTTAGAGCCTAGTATTAGCTTAAACCAATATAAAATATTTGGTGATAAAGAAATCACAGGATTTCTAAATTGGGCATATCTAAATGATATTACCAAAGATAAATTCATTAATCATGGCATTATAGATTATGGGAATTGGAAATGTGGTGATAATTTGTGTTTTATTCATTTAGTATGTAGAAAAGATTTAAGAGATATGATTAAGTGGGCAAAAGAACATTTCGGTACTAATATGAAATATGATAAAGAAGTGGTCTGGATTAGAATTAATAAAGATATAGAGAAAGTAATGAGGATAAATAATAAATGGGTAGCGTAATTGATACAATCCAAGATGCTATACAATCTGTTATATCTTGGTTTGTTCCAGACATCCCAGATTTACCACAAGTAGAGGAAATCAGAGGTGTTCAGGTTAATAAACAATCTAATAATGCCCAAATTCCTGTTATTTATGGTGAACGTCTTGTAGGTGGTACAAGAGTATTCCTAGAAACATCTGGAACTGACAATACTTATCTTTATGGAGCAATCGTATTATGTGAAGGTGAAATAAATGCAATTACAGAAATACAAATCAATGATGATGTAGTCACATTTGACGGTGCATTTGCCCATGGTACACAAATTACTTCTGATGATAGTAAATATGCTGATACAATAGTTATTCAGCCTTTTTATGGCACTGTTGTTAGTAATCAACCTGTATCATCTTTACTTTCAACTTTAGATGGTTGGACTGCTAACCATAAGCTATCAAGAGTAGCCTATATTGCATTTCGTTTTACATGGGATAGTGACAAATATACAGGTATTCCTAATATCAAAACAAAAGTTCAAGGTCGTAAAGTATCTACATTTGACAGTAATGGTAATAAAACTACCAATGTTTACACAACTAATCCTGTTTGGTGTTTATTAGACTATCTAACAAATGAGCGATATGGAAAAGGAATATCTAATAGTGATTTAGATATATCTAGTTTTTATACGGCATCTCAAATAGCAGAAACTCAAGTCACTCCTTATAGTGGTGGATCAGATATTAATCTCTTTGATTGTAATGCCGTCATAGACACCAATAAGAAGATTATTGATAATGTTAAAGTATTTCTTAGAGGTATGCGTGGATTACTCCCTTATGTTCAAGGTCAATTTAAACTTCTAATTGAAACAACAGGAACAGCTACTTTTACTCTTAATGAAGATAATATTATTGGTGGTATTAAGTTAGAAAGTGAGCGTAAGAATGAAAAATATAACCGAGTGGTTGTGAATTTTCCAAATCCTGAAAAAAATTACCAAGTAGATGCTATTGTTTATCCTGAAACAGATGCAGATCATCAAACCTATAAAACTGCAGACGGGGGTTTCTTACAAGAAGGTAATGTCACCTTAGATACTATTACATCACCTTATCAAGCACACGAATTTGGTAAGATTATTTTAAACAGAAGTAGAAATAACCTTAAACTATCCTTAAAAGCCAATTACGAAGCCTTAGATTTAGCTATTGGTGATATTGTTAATGTCACATCAACAATCTTAGGAATGACAGATAAACCATTCAGAGTAAGTGGTATGACATTAAATGCAAATTTTACTGCTAGTCTATCTTTACAGGAACACCAAAACAGTTGGTACACATTCAGCACTATTAACGAAGTAGCTACTGTTCCAGATACAAATCTACCTAATCCTTTCTCAGTACAACCACCTTCATCATTAACTCTATCTGATGATCTACAAGAACTAAATGACGGAACAGTCATCACTAGATTATTAATTACTGTGGGTGCTTCTACTGACAGATTTGTTGATGATTATGAAATAGAAGTAAAACAAACTTTAGATAGAAATGGTGATGCGGTAGTTGATAACTTTAGAATAGTATCCCAAGGTAAGTCTTTAGAGTATCAACTATTAAATGCAGTAGATGGTGGAACTTATGAAGTAAGAGCCAGAGGTATTAATAGCTTAGGAGTTAAATCAGCTTATATCACAGGTACAAGGAAAGTGATTGGTGCTACCGAGCCACCTGCCAATGTACAAGAATTTTCAATATCATTAATAGGTAGTGATCAAATGCAGCTTTCATGGTTGCCTGTGGCTGATCTTGATGTTGAATCCTATGAAATACGCTATCAAAAAGTATCTAGTGGTTATCAATGGTTTAATTCTACTGATTTAGTTCGTGTTCCTAGAAGAAGTGCCAATAGTATTATCTTAAATAAAATTGATGCACCTTTTACATTAGGTATCAAAGCTATTGATAAACTAGGTAATGAGAGTTTAGAGCCTTCATTAATAGTATCTTCAAATGTCACTACTCAAGGATATAAGTTAATTAACTCTATATCAGAACACCCTAATTTTGCAGGTAGTTTTACTAATACATTCAAAAGAACAGACACAGGAACTATTACAGGTGATAATGTGATAACCCTAGATACAATTAGTAAATTTGATGAAGGTGTGGGTAATTTTAGTGATGTAGACGCTAACTATGTATTTGAAACAGGTGGCATTAATAAGAATATTATAGGAAGTGGTTTTTATGATTTTAGTTCAACTTTTACTCTGCCATTTATTTATGATGCTACATTTAAAATTCAATTAGATATGATTTCTGATGATCCTTATGATCTCTTTGATTTTGGTCGTAATGAGGATTTATTTGAAAATGCCAAAGCACCATTTGACGGAAATCTACCTACAAATGCAGGAACTAATATTCAGATTGGTGCAAGTGAAACTAGCCTTGATGACATTTCTACATTCACAAGTGTTGCTCAACAGGGAACATTTAAAGGTAAATATTTTAAATTTAGAGCAAGACTAATCAGTTTAAACAACCAATCTAGAGCCTTAGTGAAAGGATTAACTGTATCTTTAAACTTACAGAATAGACAAGAAACAGGTGATGATATTTCTAGTGGAGCAGGAACTTATAATGTCACCTTCACAAATCCATTCTATGCTAATCCTAATGTTAATAT